CACCAATTGCATCTTTAAGTTTGGTCATAACCGTGTTTTCTGCAATGGCTTTGAATGGCATGATAGGTTGTATGTGCATGATTTCGGGTTTAAAGAACTGATTATCGTCTGGGAATTCTCTTTCAAACTCATCGATAGTTTGTTTTGGAACGTTCGGTGATTGTTCTATAAGTCTATCGTATTCGTTACGACAGTTTTCGACCATGGTCGTGCCGTCCTGTATTCTTTCACTCAAGGGCAATGTAAGTTCAAGACGGATAGTTCTCGAGAGTTTACCATATTGTACCGAAGCGACACGGTGACCTTCCATAAGTTCATTGATTTTGAGAAATTGCATGATTGTTGTTGCAATAGCAGTGATTAAGTTCAAACCACCGATAGCCGAAGGTACAAATGGTTGAACCGTCGGTGGAAATGTTTCCTGAGCAAAGTTTGCTGTACCTGTAACTGTACTTACAATAATAAGTGGTATAGTAAATTTCATACTCAATTTTTTATAAGAACAATAGGCTTGGTAGTGCATGTAACGGTAACACGCAGCAGCTTCACCCCATGACTTTAATATTTTTTCTTGTTGTGGATGCCATATTTTCGGGAGTTTCTTTTCTTTGTCCATACTAATAGATATGAACATTATATTCTTCATTCATTTAGTGCTTTTCATAACCATGTTGGTCATTCCATTCATGAAAAATAAACAAAACCTCGAGTTTTATTCACTTCTCGTTCCATTCATTTTCTTTCATTGGTCGGTAAACGATGATACGTGTGCATTAACGCAAATGGAAATGGTTGTAACTGGTAATAAAAAAGAAGAAACGTTTTTCGGTAGGATTATGGGTCCCATATACAAAATGGACGATACTGAAGCAAATAAATTCCTGAAATCTGTTTTCTTTTTTCTTTGGTTACTTGTTCAGTATAGACTCGATAGAATTGATTTGACGCCACTTTATGAAGTCAAAACCCGTATTATTAAATAATATTTGTATATATAAAAATGAAGATCAAAAACAAAACACAGCAAAAATTAATAATTATTGTGTTAGTGTTACTCTTTGCTTTAACCGTATATCAAATACGTAACCCAATTGTAGTTAATAAACAGGTTCATGTACCCGTACCTGTTGAAGTCCCAGTGCAGATTCCAATGGAAAAAGAATTCAGAAAACCGCCTATCAAAGAGTATAAACCGGGGTACGTTCAACAAATGGGGGTTCTCGTAGGTCCAGATGAAGAAACTTTACCTTTATACGGTAAAGAAGTTAGAGGTAGACGTGACCAATACCATTATTATACAACAACACCAGGTGAACAAGTATACCCACTTCCCGTAACCATAAATAACCGCGATTGTATGGACGATATTGGGTGTCAAGAACTGTATGGGAATGAAACCGTTTCGGTTTTAGGGCAAACGGGTTCATTCCAGGCTAAAATGTATAGAACGGATAACTTTTTTTAATCTTTCTTTTCTGGAACAATGGCTTCATATGCACAATTTCCCACTGTTATTGTTTGTGAACTCATACAGCAACACGCGAGGCATAATGCCGCCACAATTTGTGGAGTTTTTGTAAATTGTATAGCTACTCGTGCTGGTTTATAAACCATATAGAAACATATTAAGCAACAACATATCGTAGATGCTAAACTCATCGGCTTACACTGTAAAGATGTCATTTATATTAAACAAATAAAATTATATTGGGTAATATAAATGAAGATTGATATTCTTAAAAACGAAGCAAAACGTTTAGGTCTTCGCGTGACTAAAAAAGTAAAAGGGAAACGTGTCCCTCTTAGTGAAAAAGAACTTAAGGTGCGAATTGAAAGAAGACGACAACCCGCGCTGGAAATACAGGTTCGCAATTCGAAAAAACTTATACGAACGTGTAAATCGTTATTAAAGACGATGGAACCAAGTGTTCCTAGAGCTCCTAGAGCTCCTCAAGTTTCGGTAAAGAAAGTCGCACCTCCAATTCCTCCTGCACCCCCAGTTCCTCCGCGCCATGTAAAGCGCGACCCTCGTGCAAATTTAATGACGGCACTCAAAGCGAACCTTGAAAGGCGTGGTATTAGACAAAAGTTAAACCAAACCTCTTAGTTATTATTTTTTTAGCACCTTCAAGTTCAGGGTGACTCCATAATAACCATCTCGACCAAAATCCCGCGGTATACAAACCTGATTTCGTCCAGTTTTCTTTATCGCTTCGTGTAACATCAAGCATATTTTTATGAACAAGATTAGGATCGGTCTGTTTTTGAACCATGTGTGGTACAAAACCACCGTGACGCGTGACGTATAAACGCATACGTAACGGATTTTTGTGTTTTGTATAATCTGAGTATCCTTTGGCCCCAAAATCAACAAATTTTTCATCGTCGAATGTGACTCTAAATTTTTTATCGAACCGCGGACTTTTTCTTAAACGAACACGCATTATATAATTATTGAACATATTTATTTTGTAACTTGGTGAGTGTATAATGATGATAAAAATGAAGTATACCAATTGATAATGAAATGTAAACAGCTGGGTTACGTCTTGCTTTTTTATTTAAAAGAATTAAAATAAGCGTTGTCAAAACGACAATTGTTGGTATTGTAAATAGCCTAATTTTAACACCGGACAATTCTATAAACCGTTTATCTAATGTATTAATTTTATCAGTTTGTTCTGGTGCGTAAGATTCTTTTCCTTTATAATCTGGCATTTATTATATGTAAACAAAAAAATGTGGTTTCTCATGATACCATTTATATTGTTACTAAACGATTATTGTAAAACTCCTATAGATAGACTCTATTTTCAGAGACCTTTACGACCTTTGGTAGGTATACGAAACTCAATTGTAGACTTGTTTTTTTATAAATCGCATTATTCTGTTGATGATTTTGTAGGTCTTTGGCGTGTTCAAAAACACTTTTTCGATATAAAAGACGAATATGACGCATTACATAGAAACGCACAAAAACACTATTTCCATGATATCGATTCGTGGTTTGAACGTAACGAAAACTATTATTATTATAAAATACATGATTTCCCAAACGTATATGCGTTTTTAAAAACCATACCATGTATTGATCGTGCCATGATTGCAGTCATGGAAGGACCAATGTCTATACCAGCACACCGTGCTGAAAGCAATTTACAGTTACGGTACCATTTAACACTCGAGGGTACGAGTAATCTTGATACTGAATTTGAATTCCATAAACATGAACCCGGTGAATATATACTTTTTGATCACTCGAGGTACCACCGTGTCGATAAAACGAATGAAGGTAAACGCGTTGTATTGATTTTAGATATTAATCGGTTTTATAAATTTCCATATATAAAATAATCCTATCTTTATCTGATTGATTTTCTGCCCAGTGTTTTTTACGAGCATTCATGATTATATGTTTACCATCTTCTTCTGTAACTTCACCTAGATCTATGTGATGAAGTATACAGTTTTCTGGACATTTTATACCTAAATGATATGTAAATATATAATCATCGCCTACATAATCAATATGTTCTTTTAGTTTTACACCCCCTTTCATTAACGAAAACCCCGCTACATGTATACCTTTGATTGAAGATAAGAGTTGTGTTGTTTCTGGACATAATTTACAATTACTTGCAATAAAATTACCATCCCATATAAGTGGCCAACTTATCCATGATTCCTGAACATGATCCTGACCACCTTTCAACCACCCATGTTTACCATTTGTATATAACATTATAACTTGTTTTAGATATTCAGAACCAACCCATTCACCTTCTTTACGAGGTTCATTTCGTATGAATGTTTTTGGTAGTAAATTTACTTCCCTTTGTAAAATGTGAACGTAATTTTTTAATTCATTTAAATGCATTATCCATATAAGTGTTTTCTACACACTGCTTTATACATGTTATGATCACCAACAAGTTCGAGTTCGTCGTTTTTAACAATACGTTTTGTAAATGGTCCATGTGTTCCATCCATACACTCCATACACATTGCTGATATTTTAAACACTTTATCGGCGAGAGGTACACAATCTACTAGTTCACCGAACTTTCTTTGTTTATAATCACCATCGAGACCGGCGAGTAAAATCGTTTTACCCGAATCAAGAACACGTTCGACGAATTTTTTAAGGCCGGTAAAAAATTGAGCTTCATCTATGGCTATAACGTCGACGCCCGAAAAATTAACTTCTTCGAGAGTATTTGTTTTTATACAATCAAAACGAACATTATCGTGGGTACGTAAAACATCTTCGGGTGCACGTGTATCTTTTTTTGAATTTATAACGAGAATTTGTTTACCTATAACTTTGTATCTTTTTAAACGCCGAATAAGTTCGGACGTTTTTCCCGAAAACATGTTACCCATGATAATTTTCAAACTCATTTCTAAATATACGGTATATTATTTTAAATGGTTTTAAAGAAAACACTCATAGAATAATAAAAACATGGAAACACTTAGAATTAAACGATTAACTCTCGAAGCAACTTTACCAACGCGTGCATCCCCTGGTTCGGTCGGGTACGATTTATATAGTATGGAAAACATGACGATTAATGCATGTGAACGTGGTATTGTGAGTACGGGTATTTGTGCAACTATTCCTAAAGGTGTCTATGGACGTATTGCACCAAGATCGGGTTTAAGTGTAAAGCATGGTATTCAAACGGGTGCCGGTGTGATTGACCCGGATTATACGGGTGAATTGAAAGTTATCTTGTTTAATCACGGGAGTGAATCCTTTGAAATTAAACAAGGCGATAGGATCGCACAATTGATTTTAGAAAGATGTGAAACGCCGCTTATTGAAGAAGTTGATGAACTTCAAGAAACGAAACGCGGTGAACGTGGTTTTGGATCGTCGGGTACTAATTAGGTATTATTTCCTTTTGAGTTGATAAATATGTTCTACTATAACTGTGGAACCTAAAAATGTTAAAAGTGGGTTATCGTATTTGTAGTAGCCGTAATACATTACAATTATACCCCATAAAAATGCGAGATAATCCGTAGTGGGTGACGCCATATAACTACAATTTGAATTTGTTGGTATAGAACTTTCCATCATTTGGTAATATATAGTACCCATTAACACTGATAATACTAGTGCTAATAAATGCATTATTAATATAGTATAACAAACTTTTTAATTTAACGTTTAAAAAAATCAAATTCAGTTTTGTGGATATACTTATCTGGTATTTTATATTGTTCAAATACTAAACTTATTCTTTTTGTAGTATAGTCACAAAAAAATGGTTCGACACAATGGTTCATATCACCTCTAAACGTTAATTTTCTACCTTGTTTAGGTTTATATACCTTTTCGTTATTTTTACTAGCGAATGGTTTTAAAATTAAGTTTCCACCCGTGTAATTTTCTGGTATACTTATATATAGTACAGTTGTACACACTGGCATTATAAATCTACCCATAAAATCTTTTATTTCAATAGTATCGTCACAGTGAAATTTTATATCGTTATGTTTACCAGTTTTATTATTAGAATTATCTAATATAGCAGTATTAACAATGTAGGCGTTTGTGCCTGGTTGTTTTATATTTTCAAAAATTTTATAAATTGTACCTAAATTATGATGTAAAAACATTTTTTTAGAGTTTTCATTTGTATTAAATCGAATAACATACGAATTATCCCAATTATGTTTTAATAATTCATGATTTAGTATATACTTTTTTAAATTTTCACATTCATTTGGTGATAAAAAATTATCTTCTATACTGACGAGTGGAAAATTATACGGATGTGATCTTTTAAATTCAAAATAATCTTCTATTTCAATAAACTGATTTATAATATATACAAATAGTATTATTATAAGTATATAATACACTGTATTCATATGTTATATTTATATAATTAATTGCCAAACGCGACACCACCCATACCATTCTTAATCCTGAGGATGTTATAGTTGACCGCATAAGCGCGAATCATGTTAAGGTTTGCACTCGCTGGACCGTTAATATTTATTTTCGCATTATCAATTCTCGAAAAGTTCAAGGTACCCGATGGTTGAGACTTGTTCATGGTAAGACAGAGTGGCCATGTATATATTTGTTCCGAATCGACCGTGTTGTTAAGAACTGAACAGTGTCTCGATGGAACGACGTTTCTATGGTATTCGTGTGTCATATTTTCAAAGAGTGGAACACCATTAATAAACATAGACGCGTCGGTGAACGTGTATGATGTAGATGCACCTACCGCCGAATCGTTACCCGCAGCTATATGAATAGCCTTCACTGGGTGGTTAAAGTAGGTCAAATCAATAGACGTGTCGGAAGCGGACATTGGTTGATGTTGTGTTTGGGTAATAAGAAGTTCATGTTCACTATTTGCAAAGAATTCACGTTCTTCTGTGTCAAGAAACACATACGAACCGTATACTCTTGGCGAAGAACCTAAACTAAATGTACCATTTCTACACTTAATTCTAATTTCAACTTCATGGTATTGGAGACCGACGAGTGGTAAAGATTTTGTCCAATCTTCACTGAAAAAGAATGGTATTATGTAACTACCAGTGGAGACATTATCACCACCATCTTGAGTCGTCGCGGCACACGTCGCTTTCGCAGAAGATTCATTGTATAATGTATTGTGTACGGTATTGATAAAAAGAGAATCTAATTTAGTCACTTCCTGACCACCAATCCACAAGGAAAATTCAGTTGGTGAGGTTTCATTCGATGTCGCATTCGCGGATTTAAAAATACAATCGTCGTTATTATTATTGTTAATATCTGCATTTTCAATCCAAACGTAACTCAAAAGATCACCTTTCGATTTTATAGGGATGGAAACTTCGTTTCCCGATTCAAATGTTCCGATGTAATCCATTCGTTCTGGTTTAATGGAAAAGTTTGTATGACGTTTATAGTTTTGTCTAAAAAAGGATACTTCTGGGTTGCCCGTGATATAGACATCCTGGGCACCGACTGAGACAAGATCAATCAAGGCAGCTGACATATTTACTATTATACTATATTAAAAAAATCGGGCGATAACGTAACAAGGTAAAAAATGGTTGTGTTCCAGGTACTCACCTGGGAACCACAAGATACTGAAGATGAACATTTAGTCAGTATTTTTGGTAAAACCCGTGAAGGTAAATCTATATGTGTGACCACGAGTTTTACGCCATACTTTTTTATAAAACTCCCGAAAAAAACAACATCTTTAGACGCTCGTAATTTATATACAAAGATCGATAAATTGTGCCCTGAATGTCTTATTGGATATGATGTTGTTCAATCAAAAGATGTATGGGGATTTCAAAATAATGAACAGTTTACATTTATGCAATTAAATTTCAAAAATTTAGCGGCGAGACGAATGGTAAATGGAAGATTAAAACGTACATTACCTGATGAACCTATAAAGTATAAAGTATATGAATCTAACTTAGATCCCGTCCTGAGATTAATGCATAGAACGGGTATACAATCAACTGGATGGATGGATTCTGGTGATTCGTGCGTGCGTTCGTATCTTGCACACGTGGATATAGATTTGTTTTGTAATAATTGGAAAACACTTAAACCCGTGGATATTCCCGAAACTGCACCTTTTGTTGTTGCATCGGTTGATATTGAATGTAATAGTTCAACGGGTAAATTTCCCGATGCGGACGTAAAAGATGACGCATGCTTTCAAATTGCCATATCACTTACACACTTTGGTTCGGAAGTACCTTATGATAAAACATGTTTGTGTTACAAGGAAACGGACGCAAATCTCGAAGGGTGTACAATTAAGAGTTATACAACGGAACGCGAAATGCTCATGGCTTTTAAGGCATACCTTGCTAAAAACGATGTTGATATCATTACGGGCTGGAACATATTCGGTTTTGATTTAGAATACCTTATTAAACGCGCCGTTGTCACGAAATGTGATTCATCATTTTACGAGTTGAGTAAACTTAAGAACTATACATGCGAACTTACGTATAAAAAATTGTCGTCGAGCGCACTTGGTGATAACGATCTTAAAATCGTACCAATGCCTGGGCGATTTATATTTGATTTATTCCACGAAGTTAAGAAAGGGTACAAACTTGATTCGTATAAACTCGATAATGTTTCGAAACTGTACCTCGGTGATAATAAAATCGATATGCCTCCAAAGGAAATGTTTGCGCGGTTTGTTGAAGAAGACCCCGTGAAATTACGTGAAGTTGCCGAATACTGTATTAAGGATACGTTGTTGCCACACCGACTTTTAGCAAAGTTGTGTACACTAATAAACTTATTAGAAATGGCGAAAGCGACCTGGGTTCCGTTATGTTACTTGGTTGAAAGGGGACAACAAATCAAAGTGTTTAGTTTATTAACAAAAAAAGCGCGTGAAATGGGATTTATGGTACCAACAATCACTTGGGGGCAATATTCTGCTGATGGATACGAAGGTGCAACTGTTCTTGAAGCACAAAAAGGTGCATACTACACACCCATAACAGCTCTAGATTTTGAAGGTCTGTATCCGTCTATTATGATGGCACATAATTTGTGTTATTCAACACTCGTCATGGATTCAAAGTATGACGATATACCCGGTATAACCTATGAAACGTTTGGGTTTTATAAATTTGCACAAGGTGTACCAAGTCTTTTACCGAGTATTCTTTTGGAACTCAAACAGTTTCGTAAACAAGCTAAAAAAGATATGGCAAATTCAACTGGTGCATTAAAAGAAATGTATAATGGTAAACAGCTCGCGTATAAAGTTTCTATGAACTCTGTATACGGTTTTACTGGTGCAGCAAAGGGTATGTTACCGTGCGTACAAATTGCTTCTACAGTAACATTAAAAGGGCGAAGTATGATTGACGAAACAAAGGTGTATGTTGAAAAGAATTTTCCGGGTGCAAAGGTAAGGTATGGCGACACTGATTCTGTAATGGTTGAATTCGATGTAGGGAACCGAACTGGACAGGAAGCGATTGAATATAGTTGGGAGATTGGAGAACGTGCTGCGGAAGAATGTACCAAACTTTTTAAAGCACCAAATAATCTCGAACTCGAAAAAGTGTATTGTCCATACTTTTTGTATTCAAAAAAGAGGTATGCTGCAAAACTATGGACGAAAGGTAAAGACGGGAAAATGCACATGGATTATGTGGATGTTAAGGGGTTGCAATTGGTAAGAAGAGATAATACACCACACATGCGTGAAGTATGTAAAGAACTTCTTGATGTCGTTTTAGAAAGTAGTGATACCGGACCACCAAAGGCACTTGCGTTACAAAGGGCTATCGAACTTATAGAAGGTGATGTACCAAACGAAAAACTTATATTGAGTCAGGGTTTATCGGATTCATACAAGTCTCAAAATTTATCACACGTTCAAGTTAGGAACAAGATGCGCGAAAGACAACCTGGTTCAGAACCACAATCGGGTGATCGTGTACCGTATATTCTTCTCGATACAGGTGATCCAAAAGCAAAGGCGTACGAAAAAGCTGAAGATCCCAAGTATGCAAAGGAACACAATTTAAAAGTGGACTATAATTATTATTTCATAAACAAATTTTTGAACCCTGTATGCGATTTAATCGAACCACTTTTTGAAGACCCAAAAGAAGAAATATTTGGTGAACTCTTAACACGTGTAAAACCAAAACGAAGACCAAAGAAAAAGGTGGAAGAGGAGGGTCAGAAAAAAATTAGCGACATGTTCAAAACACTTAAAAAATAATTGTGTAAATAATATATGTCTTCGAGGAAGTTACAAACTCTTTTTGATGAAGAAGTCGAAACTGAAGTGTATAAGCGTATGGTTAAGGAAATGCAAAAAATATCAATTAAATATTCAATAAATTTAAAATTGTTACTCGCAGATATACCAAATCCGTTAAATTTTTGTAAAGGTTTTAAAAAAGATGGTAATCCATGTGTCGCAAGAGCTAGACTAAATGGTATGTGTGGAAGTCATATAGATCAGCCACAACTTAAGGGACCTATAGAAATGGTTTCGAAGAATGATATGGGAATACGTCATACACACAGTTTACTCGAATGTATATTCAAAGCTGGATGTCCGGC